TTCAAAGTCACCTTTACGATCGACTGGTTCAACATCAGCAGCGCGTCCCGGGTAGGGACTATCAAAATTTATAACCTCTCGGCAGATACTGTGAACCGAATCACCGGGCAGGAATTTTCGAAAGTGCGTCTGATTGCCGGTTACGACGGTGTCGCGCCAGAGGTGTCAGCAAGCGACGTAGGGACCGTGCGGGAAGTTGACGCGGCGGACGTGGGCCAGAGAGATGGCCGCAACTACGGACTGATTTTCAGCGGTGAAATTCGCTACTCGGTCACAGGAAAAGACAGTCCGGTTGATACCTACGTCCTGATTCAGGCAGCAGATACTGATCTGGCTTTTGCCACCAGTATAACCTCACAGACGCTGGCTGCCGGTTACACGGTCGCTGATGTGAACCGTGCGCTGATGAAAGACTTCGAAGCCAAAGGCGCGACCGAAGGCCTGACGCCTGAAATGCCTGCTACTGTATTCCCCCGGGGGCGGGTACTCTTTGGCATGACGCGGCATCTTATGGATAACGTAGCCGGTCAATGTGGCGCAACATGGCAATTCGTGGACGGTCAACGCCAGATGGTGGAGAATAACGAATATGTTCATGAAGCGATTGTGCTCAACAGCGCTACCGGGCTTATTGGCATGCCGCAGCAGACTATCGGTAACGGCGTAAACGTCCGCGCGCTTATTAATCCGAACATCCGGGTTAACGGACTCATTCAGCTGGATCAGGCTTCCGTGTATCGTACCGCCTTGTCGAACAACGATATTGCGATGGCTGGTGGTCAGATCACCGACCAGAACACGGATGGAAATATCACGCTAAGCGGCACCACATCGCAGCCTGCCAGCATCGCAACGGATGGCGTTTATATTGTGCGCGGGATTATGTACACTGGCGATACAAGGGGCCTGGCGTGGTACATGGATATGATGTGCGAAGCGCGTGGCGCGGCGGATCTCCGCACTCAGGACTCGCTTAACCGGGGGTAAATGTGAAAGCCTTAGCCATTTTAATTGTTGCCTTTATGTCATTTGGGGCATCTGCAAGCGGTTACACCGCTTATTGTGGACCTTACACCATCACTGCAAGGTTGGGGGAAATGGACATGATTAACGGTGAACGCGTCACATCTCAGAAAATTACAAATCTTGGTGCTGATGGCATTAAGATTGATATGGGGCTAATGCCTGCCAAAGACGGCAACAACTACGGCTTTGAATACATTCGTCGTCCGGGTACCGAAACGCGCTTCCTGAACGTCCAACTGCTGCAGAACAGCATGGATGCGCCGAAAATCATCGGCTCTTTCCCGTGTAAAAAGGTTTCTGGTTAACCAAAAGTTACATTTCTGCATAGTGTTGAGTTTGTTCACATTCACTAAATAATGATTTTTTATCGCTTGCTAGGTGGTTGCATGATCACTAAACTTTGCGAACTTTTAGCGCTCAGCTAACTTTGAATAAGTGGTGTATAGTCGTTTAAAACGACAGAGGGATTGGGTATGGCGATTAGCTACGCATTTGCGCTGGCAACAATTACACAACAAATGAATCAGGTTCAGGAAGCTGTTAACGGTGCTTTCAAACCCCTGATCTCTAATGCTTGTGAACTGCCACAACGATTAGATGCTGAAGAGGCATTTCGTCGTTGTACCGCGATTGCTGCACGCGCTCAAGAAATCGAAAATACCGCGAAGGAAGGCATGTCTCATCTCGAAGCTTTTCGAAATGGAAGAATCATTGTTGATGAGCTTCCGGAAGGGTTTTTATCCCATCTCGAAGGTCTTGCCAAGGCATGCCGAAATGCTAAAGGACATTTAGTGGATATGTTCTCTGAAGCGGAAAGGTCCCCTATGTGGCAAGGCCATCTGCAAATGTTGCGCCCATTAAAACGCAAATATGTTCGTGCGTTGACCGCCGTCGAGAACACTGCAACTCAGTTGGCCGCTGAAGTTAGGCAATCGCAGCCTTTCCAGGCTGAACTCTTGTCAGATAATGTTACCCGTGAAGAGGCGATTGAACTGATCTCAACATCGCATAAGATGCTGGGAGCCGACGCCCCTAAATGGATGTGACATGGCAAAAGTCAGTATCACGGGAGAATTGCGTCATTTAGCTGCAGCACATAAGTATGCTCAAATGCTTGCCGATTATATTTCAAAGGGTTCCCAGTTCTGGTGTTTTGGTTCGTTAGGCGGTTTTGAACGTAACTATGATGCGATGGCTGCCAACATCAGGAAAATTCACTTAAAGCTACCTGGCGATAAACCCTGGCCTCCAGAAGCATCTCTGAGTGAACGGACATGTGATAATTTTTTGGTATATGCTCAGCATCTTTATATCGATGAACACTATCAGATATTGGCAATCATCAGCCCAAACGCTCATCAGCAAGCTGATTCGATGCTTCCCCGGCTGATAAAATTAGCAGAGGAAACCTTCATAGAACTTCCTCCTGATGAACTCGAAAAATTGAAAACCTACGATTCATAAACCCGCCACCCGGCGGGTTTTTTGCTTTCTGGAGCCTACTAAATGGCAGTATCTGACCAGACCCGCAGCGGCGACCTTGCTGAAACATTCAAATCTGAACGGGAAACAACAAAGAACCAGATCCGAGTCGCTTTGCCTGGCATCGTCCAGTCATTCGATCCTGACGCTGTGACGGCGGTTGTGCAGCCTTCTATCCGTTCGGTTGAAACGGATAACGACGGCAATCGCGTTACCAAAAATTACCCGCTGCTGGTGGATGTGCCAGTGGTATTCCCGCGCGGCGGAGGATGCACGCTAACGTTCCCGGTTAAAGCCGGTGATGAATGTTTGGTGATTTTTGCCGATCGTTGTATTGATTTCTGGTGGCAGAACGGCGGAATACAGGAGCCTGTTGATGACAGAATGCATGATTTATCGGATGCGTTTTGTATTGTAGGTCCCCAGTCGCAGGCGCAGAAAATCAGCGGAATCAGCACCAGCGCCGCGCAACTGCGTACTGATGATGGCGCTGCGTTTGTGGAAGTGGCCGCAGGCCATAACATCACGGTTCAAACCCCCGGCGCGCTGACGGCGACAGCAGAAGGAGGAACCACGATCACATCACCCACCATCACGCTAAACGGCAACGTGACAATAAACGGGAATCTTTCTCAGGGGATGGGCGAAAGCGGCGGCACCGCGACGATGCTTGGCCCTGTCACGGTGACTAACGATGTAAAAGCTGGTGGTAAGAGCCTGATGACGCACACGCACGGCGGAGTACAGACCGGCGGCGGTAACACAGGAGCGCCTAACTGATGCGATACAGACGTGAAGACGCCGTTGGCGATTACACCTTTGGCAGCGGTGATGACACCTGGCTGATTAACTCACCGGAGGCCGTGGCGCAGGCGGTAAAAACGCGATTCGAATTGTGGTATGGGCAATGGTTTCTCGACACCACTGAGGGGACTCCGTGGATCCAGTCCGTACTCGGTAAGCAGAAGCCGGAAACCTACAACCTGGCGATCCGTAAGCGCATCCTCGAAACGCGGGGCGTTAAATCAATCCTCTCTTTCAATACGACGGTGGATACCACGACCCGACGTGTCATGTTTTCCGCTGAAATCGACACTCTTTATGGAATAACGACTGTTACATCGGAGGCGTAATGGCTCTGAACCTTGATTCTCTTGGTTTATCTGCAAAGGTAACCGCAGAGGGGATCAGTGCGCCTGATTATCAGACGATACTCAGCACCCTGATTAGCTATTTTCAGCAGATTTATGGCAGTGATGCCTACCTCGAACCGGACAGCAAAGACGGCCAGATGGTGGCTCTGATAGCGCTGGCGATTCATGATGCCAATAATATGGCGATAACTGTCTACAACTGTTTTTCACCGGCAACCGGCTATGGGGCTGCACTGACCAGCAACGTGAAAATAAATGGTATTTCACGTAAAGGTGCGACGAACTCTACGGTTGATTTGCTTCTTACAGGAACTGCCGGAACAACCATCATTAATGGCAGCGTGAAAGACAGTAATAATGTGATATGGCGTTTGCCTGCTTCAGTGGTGGTCGGCGTGGATGGTACAGTGATGGCGACCGCAACATGTTCTGTCAGTGGTGCAGTGGCGGCGCTGGATGGAACTATCACTGAAATTAATACGCCAACCCGTGGCTGGGTTTCGGTAACCAATCCTGCTGCGGCTACTGTGGGCACTCCGGCAGAAACTGATGCGGAGTTACGTATCCGCCAGTCGCAAAGTGTTGCATTGCCATCAATAACCCCATTTGAAGCACTGGATGGTGCTGTTTCTAATGTTACCGGTGTAACCCGCCACAAACTCTATGAAAACGATACTGGTTCGGAGGACGGTAACGGGTTACCACCACACTCTGTTGCTGTAATTGTGGATGGCGGTGATGTGACGGATATTGCTCAGGCTATCAGAGGGAATAAAGGCCAGGGGACAGCCACTCACGGTACAACATCCGTTACGGTTCCGGATAAATACGGTAATCCCCATGTAATCAAATTCTCGCGTTCCAGTGATGTGCCTGTTTATGCCCGGATTAAATTAAAAGTTTTTACGGGTTATACCTCACAGATAGGGCAGCAGATCCAGCAGGCTATTTCCGACTATATCAATAGTCTGATGATTGGTGATTCGGTCCTTTTAAGTCGCATTTACTCACCGGCGAATCTTGGCGTGGTGAGTGGCGGGAATGCGCGCTATTACGATATTCAGGAACTGACGATTGGGAAATCCTCGGGGGCTTTGTCGTCATCAAACATTGATATCAGATACAACGAATCTGCGTCCTGTACCCCGGAAAATATCGTTATAACGGTGGAGTCATGAGCAAATACACCGAACTAATCACGAACAACCACGCCACCAAACCTAAATTTCTTGCACATGTTGATCTGATGACCCGGCCGCTTATTGATGTTGCGGCGGCCACCAGAGGGCTGATTACTGCATTTGATATTGACTCTGCGGTTGGTGTGCAACTTGACATTCTGGGATTGTGGATCGGACGTAGCCGTGTTGTCAGCCAGCCTATTTCAGGTGTCTATTTCAGCTGGGATACCGACGGGCTTGGATATGATCAGGGTGTATGGCAGGGGCCATATGATCCTGATTCCGGATACATGTATCTCAGCGATGAAACTTATCGTGTCATTCTTAAAGCGAAGATTGCGATTAATAACTGGGACGGACGGAATGATTCGCTTCCGGTAATTCTTGACGCGGCAACAGCAGGATCCGGGCTGCGAATGCAGATAGTCGATAACCAGGACATGACGATATCGGTCTGGGTCTTTCCTGATACTGATATTTCAGATGTATCGCGTGAGTTAATTGCTGCAATTAAACAGGGATATCTCACAGTAAAAGCCGCCGGGGTGTGGGCGGGTGGCATTGAAACACCTTCGGTGGAAACCCCATCGGAAGGTTCAAAATTTTTTGGTTTTGATATGGATAACGAATTCATCAGTGGTTTTGATGTAGGGGCATGGGGAGTATTACTCTGATGGCAAAAAATGACTTTAAAGCATTCGCAACGGGTAAAAATGCCAATGTTATGTCGCAGGAGGAATGGGAAGCGTTGCCTGCGCTTTTATCCGGATTTACAGCAGGGAAAGCCTCCAGTGCGCAAGTCAATAAGGTTATTCGGCAGGCCAGCTTTATTGCTGCAGCTCTGGCCCAGTTTGTAAGTGACAAAACGCAACGGGATGTGCTTGATAATGGTGATCTGCCCGGTTTTGTTGAATTGCTGGGATCGGGGTTTGCTGTTGAATACCTGAGCCGCAAGAATCCGTTTGGTGATATCAAATCGGATGGCACGGTGAAAACGGCTCTCGAAAACCTTGGTTTGGGAGAAGGCTCTGCATTACCTGTTGGTGTGCCTGTTCCGTGGCCCTCCGCAACCCCGCCAACGGGCTGGCTGAAATGCAACGGCGCTGCCTTTGATAAGGTGAAATATCCCCATCTTGCTACAGCATATCCATCAGGGAAACTACCTGATCTCCGTGGTGAGTTTATTCGTGGATGGGATGACGGGCGTGGTATTGATGCAGGACGTGCTTTATTGAGCATTCAGACTGGGATGCTGGAAAAACACCGCCATATTGTTGTTGCCAACGATGGGTATGATTCAAAAGAGGAATGGGAACTGGCGACAATCTTCAGAAGAGCATATACGCAAGGCCGGGGGCTTGATGCTGCCGATGCCGGAGGAACTCTGATTCCATCACCAACGCTACATACACGAGGGAGTATTGGTAACACAGGTGGGAGCGAAACCCGTCCACGAAATATTGCATTTAACTATATCGTGAGAGCTGCATAATGGATAAAGCCGTATTAAATAGCGAACTTATTGCCACGAAGGCGGGGAATATTACCGTCTATAACTATGATGGTGAAACACGGGAATATATTTCCACTTCAAATGAATATCTTGCCGTTGGTGTCGGTATCCCGGCATATTCCTGTTTAGATGCTCCTGGCACATATAAGGCTGGTTATGCAATCTGCCGTTCAGTAGATTTAAACTCATGGGAATATATGCCAGACCATCGCGGTGAAATTATCTATAGCACCGAAACAGGAGAAGCAAAAGAAATCACAGCTCCGGGTGATTACCCTGAAAATACAACCACTATCGTCCCGTTAACGACATATGATAAATGGGATGGTGAGAAATGGGTGACAGATTCTGAGGCACAACACGGTGCCGCAGTAGAAGCGGCAGAAGCACAGCGCCAGTCACTGATTGATGCAGCAATGGCTTCCATTAGTCTGATTCAGCTGAAATTACAGGCCGGGCGGAAACTGACGCAGGCAGAAACAACCCGGCTTAACGCTGTGCTGGATTACATTGACGCGGTGACGGCAACAGATACCAGCACCGCGCCGGATGTCATCTGGCCTGAACTGCCGGAGGCGTAGGCCATTCAATATCTGGCGCACTGGAAGTATCGACCAGCTCCAGTGCGTCCAGATAATCCAGCCACAGATTATATTGCGCCAGTTCCTCACCTTTCAGACGACCAATAGCCGCTTTACCAGGCCATTGTTTACTGTTCATATAATCGTTGGCCTGATTAATCAGTTGCTGCTTTTCCAGTTCGGCTGCAGCAATCTGTTCCTCAGGTGTTGGTGGTGGAATTTCAGACCATGCAGGAAAACCATTTTCTCCAGCGATACGGATTTTTCCTTCCGGCGGTAATCCGGAAAACTCAATATACACCTGCTCATCAACTTCAACAGCATCATCTGGCCATGAGTCAGCTTGAGTGTAATCCTCTTTCATTTCCAGTGGATAGAAAGAGTTTGTAGTCGCGGAATATATGTAATTCATTTTTCACTCCATATAGCTAAATTAACAGCCTAACGCTAAAAATGAAGCGCCGAGACCTGGAGTACTGGCTCTGGATATAAATTTAACCGGGTCGGAACTAAAACCTGCGCAGGCAATATAACCAACAGCCCCGCTATCTGGTGTGTAGTCTTGTGAGACCAAAACACGCAGACATCGGTTTGGAAATGCAATCGGAAAATGGGTTACCACATCCTGTGCAATGCCTGGTGCGCCGATTGAACCCCACTGAAGAATAAAACCTGATGGTAATTTTTGATATCCAGTACCTGAAACAGAAAGCGTGAAGCTACCCATATCAGGTATCTGATTCGCCCCTGTCCCTACATTCCTTTTAGCCGCTTCTCCCAAACAAACGTTTATGAAAATGCAGAAATAACGAGCAAATGGCATCATTCCTGCTTTTGTCAGGGGGATCTACCATGCTTATTGGCTATGTACGCGTGTCAACAAATGACCAGAACACAGATCTACAGCGTAATGCGCTGAACTGTGCAGGATGCGAGCTGATTTTTGAAGACAAGATAAGCGGTACAAAGTCCGAAAGGCCGGGACTGAAAAAACTGCTCAGGACATTATCGGAAGGTGACACTCTGGTTGTCTGGAAGCTGGACAGGTTAGGGCGCAGTATGCGGCATCTTGTTACGCTGATAGAAGAGTTGCGCCAGCGTGGCGTGAATTTCCGAAGCCTGACTGACAGTATTGATACCAGTACCCCAATGGGCCGTTTCTTTTTTCATGTCATGGGTGCCCTGGCTGAAATGGAACGAGAACTGATTGTTGAACGAACAAAAGCTGGACTGGAAGCTGCTCGCGCACAGGGACGAATTGGTGGACGTCGTCCCAAACTTACACCAGAACAATGGGCGCAGGCCGGGCGATTAATTGCATCAGGCGTTCCTCGCCAGAAGGTGGCGATCATCTATGATGTTGGCGTATCGACTTTGTATAAGAAGTTTCCGGTCGGAGATAAATGAAACCGTAGCACGTCGTATGCAAGAACGTGCCACGGCTGGCTGATGGACGTTCGATAGCGCGAGTTTGAATGAAAATCAGCCGGAGATGATTTTACATAATTGCTACGGAATTATTCAATACAGGAATTGCTTGTGTATGCATGGATTGACCTGAAATATTCCCGAAAATTTCTCTAAAAAACTCGAAAAAATGGTAACTAATTGAATGTATTAATATGTAATAGTACGTGTTAGAGATTAAAAGATGAGCATTAATTTATTTAACACATTAATTCTAAAAGATTTTGTTGTTTGTTGACGAAAACAGGAATCGTGTTCGGTCTCTTTTTATCTGTTAAAAGCCAGAAGCATTTCCTTCGCTGACTTTATAGTCAACCATAACACACACTCTACTGTCTGAGTCCAGCGTTTTTTAACATTCTTGTTAAGATTATGTGATCTTTAGCGCGGGAGGAAAATATTGATGAAACAGCCTGCGCCCGTTTATCAGAGAATTGCGGGTCATCAATGGCGACATATCTGGCTTTCTGGCGATATACACGGTTGTCTTGAGCAGTTGCGCCGCAAATTATGGCATTATCGTTTTGATCCGTGGCGAGATTTACTTATCTCAGTGGGAGACGTTATCGATCGTGGGCCGCAAAGTTTACGTTGTCTGCAGTTACTGGAACAACATTGGGTTTGTGCGGTAAGAGGCAATCATGAACAGATGGCGATGGATGCGCTGGCATCCCAGCAGATGTCTTTGTGGTTGATGAATGGCGGCGACTGGTTTATTGCGCTGGCAGATAATCAACAGAAACAAGCGAAAACGGCGCTGGAAAAATATCAGCATTTGCCCTTTATTCTTGAAGTACACAGTCGCACCGGCAAGCATGTTATTGCTCATGCCGATTATCCAGATGATGTTTATGAATGGCAAAAGGACGTTGATTTGCATCAGGTCTTGTGGAGCCGCTCGCGATTAGGTGAACGCCAAAAAGGGCAGGGAATTACAGGTGCTGATCATTTCTGGTTTGGTCATACACCGTTGCGACATCGCGTGGATATTGGCAACCTGCATTATATTGATACCGGTGCTGTCTTTGGGGGCGAACTGACTCTTGTGCAATTGCAATAATTAAAAATCACCGTACTCCTGTGCAGGTCGCCAGAAACCATCTATAAAATCCTCAATCGGAAAACAACCGCCCTGGCGGATCCGTTGATCGCTCATAGAATAAAGACACTGCTGTTCCGTGTTGTAGACATCCACAACAATATCTTCACAACCGCCATCCAGGTAGCAAACAAAAAGTACCAGCGCGAACATTTCATCCCCGAAGTGTGGTGCCGTACCGTTAAGTTTAGGAGAGATTTTACAACGGGGGAATAACCAGGACAAATAACCCGCCAT